CATTTACTTTAACAACTCGCATGTTTGTTCCTGGTAGTAAAATTTCATTCATTGTTCCAATAACTGAAGGATCATAATTGAATAAATTTAAATCAACTAAATTCTTTAACAAAAAGTTAAATGATTCACGACCACAAAAACAAATTAAATCTTGAGCTTCCGCAACGTTTGCCGGTGTTAATGAGAAACATTTGTAAAAAATATCATATGCATTTGTTGCATCCAATGTTGCAACCGCTGTTGGATTTAAATCAACACAACCCGCAGCTGTTGTAAGCAACTTACAAAAACCATTCATGAAAGCAAGGTTACCAGAACCAGAAACTTTATTTCCTCGCCAAATTAATTTGTCAAGTTCAAAAGCATGAAGCTTCAATAAGTAATCTGTAATTTGTGCCTCAAATGGAAGGTTCTTATCTTCGGCCATTGCTCCAGGTGTTAATGCAATTTGCGCCCAAAAACCTGCAAGGTCTTTTTGACAAAATGATTTCATATATCCAAGAGTTTCAACCGCGATATCTCTTTGAGTAAAAACCGTATCCCCGGAATTTGTCATTGTGCAATCGCCAGCTTGGTAAACAATTGAATCGTTCATTAAATTTAATGCTTCCGATCCTTTTATTCCTTGTTGGATTGCTATATAACTTAATGTTTGCGCTTCCGTTACGGAACGAACAATTAAATCTTGTCTTGTTTCATCTGTGTAAGCGGTCAAACCGGATACATCATATGAGAAATTATTGCTAATATACTTTTTTAAGCTCATTTTATTTATTTTTTAGAATTTATAATTTATTATATTTTTTTAACCATTCTTGGCGCGCTGTTAAGCTGCCAACTTTCGCGAATTTTTCGCTTTCATTTGTTGCATTTATTGGAGCGGATTTGAATGTTTCAAAATCGCTTTTCAATGTTGCAAACTCATTTGTTAGATTTGTGTTTTGATCCGCAATAACTTTCATCATTTCGGCAACCGCTTCAAAGCTTGTTGCGAATGAATTTAATTTCGCGTCAATAATCAATTCCACTTTTTCCGCACTCATTTGCTCTTCAATTGGAGCTTCTTCGGATGCTTCTTCTTCAACAACTCTTTCATCAATTATTTCAGTTATGATTCCTTGAGCATCAACAACAATTGAAAGCCCTTCAAGATCGCCGCTCAAAGCATGCGTTCCTTCAGGTGCCGGGATTGTTTCGGTTTCTGTAACTATAAAAACCGGTTGACCAACTTCAAGAGAATCAAATTCAACAATTGTTCCATCCATTAAAGATGCTTGTTCAAACTTTTGTTTCTTGGCAAATGACAATTTCATTTCCGAAATCAAGTCAAGAACCGCTTTAAAATTTTTATTCATTTTATTTCTGTTTAAGTATTATGTTTTCTTGTTCGTTATTTTATCTCTTTTAATTCTTTTAACTTAGATTCCGACCACCTTAACGCGGCCTTCCCCCCCCACAAAAGAAAGGAAATTGTTCCGCAAGCGGATGAATCATTTTCATCATAATAAACTTCGGCGCGGCTTAAATAAGAATACATTCGTTTTATTATTTCAATTGAAATATTTCCTTTTTTTGCCAAGGTTGTTGCTCTTAACCTTCCAATCCTGGTTGCGCATTTATTTCCATTCTTTTCATTCAATTCAATTCCGCGCTTTGCATTATTGGAAACCGCTTCCGGATAATCATTGAACATTTTTATATAGTCTTTTTTTTTTTAATCTTGTAGAAATCTAAAAGTTCATTATAAATTATGTTCATTTGTTCATCTTCTTTTGCATCCAACAAATTGAATACTCCTTCAATTGAGAATCCGTTGAACTTCCCTTCTTTTGCTTGGTTGAATATTTCTTTGTCGGTTACTTTGTAGCTAACAATCCAAGAGCCATCATTTGCATCTTTGAATCTTTCAGGCGCTGTAAATCCTTTTTCATTATCTATTTGATAAGAATGAATCATATAAATTCCTTTGACAACTTTGGAAGGATCATGATCCAGGTTAACATTGTTGAAATTTTCTTTTCTCGCATAATCAAATATTATATCCTTTACCGCTTGTTTGGTAAAAACAACATAATATTCTTCGGCTGTTTCTTTTTCATATCGATAAATTGGAGTATCCGCGGAAATTGCTATTCCGGTAATAACTTGTTCTTCTTCATTAAATTCAAAAGCCATTTGCTTTGCAAAAGTCATGAAGTTTTTTTCGTGCGCCGGTTCCCCAACCAATGAATTAAATGAAACGGTTGTTTCGGAATCCAATAGATCAATGCTAATTTCGTAAATTGGTAAATCTTTTATCATATATATTATGTATTTTTGTTCGATGAATTTTGTTTATCCGTATAAAAAGCGTTCCGAAGAGTTTGAACTCATCCATTCAATTCGTTGGATTCGAATGAGTTTTCCCCTTGCGAATGTTTATGTTGTTGGCGATTATTTCCCGGATGTTATTCATATCCCTTGCAAACAGTTTAATAATATCCGCGGTTGCGATGTTACAAATAAAATGCTAACTTTTGCAAATCAAATTGGCGGGAAATTCATTTACATGAATGATGATTTTTTTTGTACTCCAAATTTAAAACCCGAACATCCAATTTATAAGGGAAATCTAATCATAAATGAATTACATCCCCCGCACTATCAAATCGCCGCGATGAATACCCTTGAATTTTTAAAGTATTATAACCGGCCAACTTTGAACTATGAAACCCATTCGCCGGTTTTAATGGATTCTAAACGTTTAATTAAAACATTTGAGCAAGTTAACTGGAAGGATGATAATCATTTCATTAAATCAATCTATTTAAATAGTAATATCCCCAATAAATCCATTGAAGGATTCAACTGTAAAATCAATTCATCCAACATTCCAACCGCTTTGAAATATTTGGATGTTCATGGATGCTTTTCAACCGGCAAAGCGTTCCTTGATGATGCCGGGGCAATTTGGATTAAAACTTTGATTTTGCCTCCGCAACCATAACATTGTTTTGCACTTGAGAAATATCCGATTCAAGAACAAATACTTGGCCGGTTGTTGGTGTATTGGAACCGCCAAGCAATCCCGCTGTTTCTGTTTGTACTTGTGTTGATGTTGTTGGCGCAAATTGTTCCCCGCTTGCTCCAGTAGAACCGCCACCGCCGGATAAAGATGGCATTGATGGCGCGGAACCCCCTTGATATTTTGAAGATGCAACAACGGCCAATTGCGCAGCTCCAAGAACTCCCGAAGCAATTCCAAAAGGAACGCCGGCCGGAACCCCGCCATTTGCTGCAATTGATTTCATAACAGCTTCGGCGGTTGAGATAACAATTGATGTCATTTTCATTGCTTTCTCGCGGTTAAATTTTTGGCGGTTTAATTTATCTTCAATATCAAAAGCTTTCTTTTGTACGTTATATTTTGCAATGGCAAACTTTTCTTCAATGGCTGTTTTTTGTTCGGCTGTTAATCCAACAACTGAAAGTTCTTGTTGTTGTTGCGCATCCAAACTCGCAAGTTCTTGATCCCGGCGGTTGTTTGTTTCTTGAATCTTTTGATCCGCAGCTTGATTGATTACGGAATTTATTTGATTGGCAAAATCCAAAGCTTTTTGCGCTCCTTCAATAATATCATTTAATTGCTTATTATCATCCTCAAATTGTTGCTTTGCAATTGCCTTTGCGGATTCCGTTCCTTTTTCTTTTATGCCTTTAATCTTCTTTTGCTTTTCTTCTTCAAGTTTTATTAATGCATCATCATGCTGTTTTTGTGTTATTTGTTCATTTGCATTCGTGCTGTTTAACAATTCCAATAACCTGGCCTTTGCATCTTTATCTTCAAATTCAATATTGGCGAGCGCATTTTCTTGTTCATTCAACATTATATCATTCAAGAATTTTGCGCTGTTTCTTTTTTCTGTTTCAATTTTGGCCGCCTTATCTTTATCAATCTTTGCGTATTTATCATTTATTTCTTGAATCTTTTCCAACCTTTGAACTTCGGTAATATCTTTTTGATCAAATGATTTATTAATATCATCAATTTCAAGTTCTTGAGCGGATAATTTTAACCTTCTTTTATCATCATTTAATTTGGTTGTTGTTAAATTCATTAAATCAAGTTCGGCTTGAGAAAAATTCTTTTCTCCTTTTTCCATAACTATTTTTAAATTTGCCCGATATTGTTCTTCATTTATAATTCCTTTTTTTAATGAATCTTCAATAATATCAATTTCATTCTTGTTTGCTTTCTTAATTAAATCATCTCTAAAATCGCCATAAGTTTCATCCAATATTGCAAGCTGTTTGGCTTTGCCTTCGGACATCATGGAAATCTTTAAATCTTCGGCGCTTTCAATGGCGCTTGTTTCCCTGGATAATTTATCTTGAATTATATCCGCAGCTTTTGAAAGCGCTTCATTTTGCTGATCAATTGCTTCGGTGTTTTTATCAAGCGCATCGGAATTATCATTTGTTGCCCCGCTTGATGATTTTGTTTGTGGAACATATTTTGCCCCGCTATTTGTTAAATCATCAATTGAAGCTCCAGCATTATTGGCCGCAACGCCGTAACCTTGAAATCTTTTTTCTGTTTCAACTCCTTCTTTATTTAATTCAACAAGTTTATTTTTTTGTTCATTAATTGCTGCCGTTAATTTTTGCGTTGATTTTTCATTTGCTTCATTAAAATTCGTTTGTGCTCCAGTACCGCCACCAGTACCGCCACCAAATACAATTCCAGTTCCTTTTTTTTCTCTATTTTTTGTAGTTTCATCTTGTTCTTTTTGCAATCTTAATATTTCTTTATCGGTTGCAATTTGATCTCTTTTAATTTTATCTTGTTTCTCAAGATTTGCAATGATTAATTTTTCATTCTTTTGCAATTCATATTTTGCCCTTTGATATGCCAAATAATTTTTTAATTCTTGATTCAATGCAAATTGGAATTTTGCTTCATCTTTTAAATTTGCGAAGGTTGTTCCATATGTTGCATTAACTTCTTTGATTAATTTTTTTCTTTCAACGCTTCCATTGTTGGTATCTTTTAATCTTGAAATTAATAATGTAAATGATCCGCTTTCTTTTGCAATTGCGGATGATTGTTCCTTTGCCGCATCCGATGCCGCCTTTTGAGCTTTACTTAATTTATTTGCGTTTTCGCTTGCATCTATTAATTTGCTAACTAAAAACCCAACCCCAACAACAAGCGCTCCAACTCCGGTTGTAATCATTGCAGCCCTTAAAACTTTCATTGCCCCGGCAGCAAACAATCCGGAAACTCCAACCGCGGTATTTGCCCCGGATAAAATCCCTTCGCCGGCTGCGGCTTGTGTTGCGGCAG